ACCTTCGGGCTTGCTGCGGCGAGGGGCCGTTGCAAAGGAGGTTGGGTTTACTTCATTTCTGAGGTAACTACTCATTGTTCGCCCCTCAACCTAATGGCGTCTCTGCGGATAAAATTGAAAGCAGCACCACTTCTTATAAACGTATTGGTTCCCTCAGTCTGCCGAATAAAATCTTTTACGCTTTCGATGTCGTTTAAATCAACATCGCTGTTACTTAAATCTTGCGCCAGATCCGAAATGATAACCTTATCGCTCTTGCCCGCTCCGTAACCGCCAGATTTCTTAGTGTTTTGAGATAGGCGTGAGGCGTTAACAAGGTCTTCCATAGTAAATGTTATATCAATGTCAGAGGTGTCCGTCAGCATGGCATATTCGCCAGCCCCGTACTCACCGTCAAAAAGACCATAAACCATTTGGCCGTTTCTTTTGCCTAAGACCTGTATGCTATAGTCTTGGTTCTGGAATTCTTTGAAAACCTCTTCATCAATGAAGCCATCTGTTGCTATCTCGTTAAAGGCCTCATAGGTTATATTCTCTATAGCATAGTTAATTTCATCTGCGGTGCGGTTGTATGGTATAAGAGTTTGCTTTCCAGAGACCTCTTGAACACCACCAGCGCCTGTCTGAGGATTGTAGCCGGAAGCTACAGAAACAGCCTCAGACCATAGACTTTCATCAAAATCCTTGCTGACACGGCGAGAAAGGGATTCGGCGTAGTAAGCTTCAGCAATATCGCTGATATTCTTTTTAAGCTCGGCATTGACCCCGCCAGGCAAGTTTTCATACGCCGTTCCCAACACCTTGAACATCTCTTCTTTGACTAAGGCTTTGTCAGCCCCGACAAGCGGAGAACCATTCTCCTCGATTTCAACGATACCATTTAAAATAATCTCAGCCTGATTGAGCAAGCCATCCTGCATGAGACCCGCAACGTGCGCAGTGACTGGTGAGTTGGGAGCAATCTGGGCCATAACAGCAGGAGCGTAATCTCCAAACAGCTGTGTAATGTCGTTGATTGCCTGCATCCTTTCAACAGCCGTGCCTTTGTTCATCCTTGGGGCATACGCCGCAGCCTCGGACGGACGGAGGATCTTTAGAGGACCGGACAAATTGTAGTGGCCTTGAGTTTGTATTGCTGCCAAAATTCGGCCCTGAACGCCGGTTTGATCCTCGCCTGTCTCTTGCGTTCTCTGGATAGCTTCTGCTGTTAGGTCTACCGGCTGAACTTTTACAGCGCCTGTTTTAGAAGCAAACCCTATAGGATCGTCTGCTAGTTGTTTGTCCATATTGGCGCGGAAGCCCCGCAGGAAATCCAGGCCTAGCAACTCCCTGGCCTGCAACCCTGGACCGTCCATCTCGTCGCCAGTCTCAAGGCTCATTATCATACCGTCAAGATCTTGAAGGTTAGTGACAGTTTTAATTGAAGAAGAAAGATTCTGTATGTACCGGAGATCCTCCAAGCCCTCTTGAAGCTCTACGGCCTCTACGTTGTCCATAAATGGTGTAACCTGGGAGACTAAACTCTCCAGATCAGCAACTCCATTGCCCGGCAAAGTCCCGCCATCTTGGAGTATCTTTGTGTAAGCTGTAACCTGTTCGGCGGTTTTCTTGCCAACCTGTTTGTTAACGCGGATCTGCTTTTGCTCTTCCGCAGAAGCCGCGTCGATAAACCCAGCGCCAGTGCCAAGAGATTGCAGGATCTGGGCCTGCGTTTGCAAAGGAAGCTTTTGGAGAAGAGCAAGTTGCAGCTGGTTTTTGCCTGCTAGGTTTGGATCATTGTCCCGAATAGCCAGGCGAATATTCTCAAGGTCACGGCTGGGCGTGTCGCTGTTTTGGATCGCTTGCATTAGGTTGCTAGTTACCGCGCCGGTAATAACCGCAAGCTCTTGCTTCTTTAATGCGTCTGGATTGCCTAGGCCCAGCTGCCCCATGCGAATACTATCAACGCCAAAGTTGGAAGCAATCAAGTCAAACTCAGCTGGTGAAGTTACAGCGGCCAGGTTCTGCATGGTTGACTGCGCACGGGCTGTGCGGGCTGCTGCGTTGGCGCTCTCTATCTTTTGGTCGATCGTATTGCGCAACGAAAACCGTTGGGTCAATTCCATTTGGTTGAAGCGATCCGTCAGAACACGCCGTGCCTCTCGGTCATTTACATCTTCAAGAAGCTTCTCGCGCGTAGACTTGCTTGCTTGAGACCAAAGACCTTCCTCTTCTTTACCGCCTTCGTTGAAGACATTGCGAAGCTTGCCGGTCTCGATCTTTGACAGGTTTAAAGCCTCTTGGCGTAACGCCTCTTCGCCAGCCAAAAGCTTTTCATTGATCTGCGTTTCACGCGCAGCCTTGTAGCGCATTGCCGTAAACTCAGCCGCTTGTCCTATCACCGCACCAGCTATAGCGTTCTGGGCTTGAGCCTGTTGCACAAAAGGCTGTGCGTTTGCCCTGGTTCGAAAGCTACGACCAGGAGCTTCGGAGGTCATTTGCGATCCGGCTGTGTATGTGGGAATTCTCATGTACCGGCTCCGTTACGTTGTCGCTGTCGTTTTAGTTGGCGTGAATATGTTGCTGTTATAACCCATTTGAGCGGCCTGCCCAAAGCCTGAGATTAAGCTTGCTGTACCTTGTGCGCGCATTGCCGCTGCGCCTGCCCCCGCCTCCATACGGGACATTTGGGCAGTAAGCTTGGCGTCTTCCTGGGCATCGTTGATCTGCATATTGGTGACGTAGTTGTTAAACTTATCAACCGTTATCTCATACTCAAGTTCTCTAGCGTTCTCACGCAACACCTCCATTGGAGTGCCCTGAGCAATGTCGATACCGGCATACGCAAAATTTGCAACAACCTCGCCCTGCACCTTGCGAAACTGCATCCGCTTTCGCGTGTTAGAGATCAACGTATTATTGTTTATGATCGTGCGCTGGTTTTCTAAGAGGTTCACATCACGCTCAATGATCTGTGCGTTAAACTCACCGATACGCTGCTGCGCTGCCGCTGCGCGATTGGCCGCAGATTGTTGGTTAATACCGCCTAATATTGACAGGCCCATATTAGCAATAGCTAAAGCTTCCATTACCATTTTGCGTACCTCTCATAGTCAAGACCGTCAGGCCCATACTGTTTCATCAAGCCCTCGCTTTGGAAGCCCAGGAACTTAACCAACCTGTGAGCCTCAATAAAGTCATGCCGCACAGAAGTCTGCATCCTTCTGGGCTTCAACCTTTTAGCCATAGAGTGAAATTCCCGCCAAAGTGCGCGTGAGGTTTTCACCTTTTTTTCCTTAATGGCCTCGGTGGGAATTATCCAAGCCTCGACAACACCATCCCAAAGCTCCGCCATTCCAGCAACAGCGTAAACCACTCCGTCCTCTATCAAAGCAAATCCACGCCCAGGGGCGGTAAACGCATCTAACGTGCTTAAAACATATTTTACCTGCATATCATTTTCTTTCGTAGCGTTCTTAGCTGCGTGTAAAACGTGCGATCTGGTAAGTGTTACTGCCATCATTTGTCAAACGTGTTCATGCGTGGATACAGGGCTAAGATTGTAAGCGGCAAGGGCTGTGTCTGTTGCAAGTATATCCTATCATCGTCATCAAACCCACCCTGGAATTCAATATCTTTATCACCAGTAAACAAGGGTACAGCTTCATCCATAGCCATAGAGCTATCGCGGAAGAAAACACGGTCTATTTCGCCAGAGTCGTTTCCGATTTCAACGCCAACAGTTTCAAACAAACGCATTGTAATACCGTGAATTCTTTTAGGTTTGCCTTGGGATGTACCGTCTTGAGACCCGCTTTCTAATCGCAGCGTCTGCATACTTGAAGTGTAGCCATACCCAATAGCCGCGCTTGTTGCGGAAAAATCTAAAGTAATTGCTCCGCTTGATACAGTCTTGTCAGGGTGGCTTGCACCATTAGCCAGGATAGAAACATCATCGCCTTCCAGGTGATACATCGCGCTAAAACCTGATACGGCGCTACCGGCATAGACAAGCCCACTGTCAACAAAGAACGCAGATGTTGTATCGCTGCCAAAGTCAAAGTCTTTCATAACCTCAACATAGCGCATTGTTTGACCGTTGATCGTGCGCTTAACAATCATATAAAGCTCGTCGTTGCCGGTGTCGGTGGGCAACGTAGATATGCTTTCGACAACCGCTTGACCGCTATCAAACTCGCCGCCAATCACATGCTTATGCCATGCAACAACAGCCTCTTCGCGGCGATACGTTAGGCCCAAAAGTGTGCCATCAGCACGAACACACCAAACAATGTTCTCCGGCTCTTGCTGGTAAGCAAAGCCCTCAATGCCACCTTCAGTAATATGCTCTGCCAAAACAGTTATATCTGGGGCTTGATAGCCAGAAGTATTGACCTCACCAACATACTTAAACTCTCGCACCTTGCGATTACCGCGCTGCAAGAAAAGAGTAACGTCAGCAACCTGGACGGGCTCTATATTTGCAGATCCATAGTTAGAATACTTGCGGATCTGTGTGGTCGTTGGGGTAATTGGCCCATCATTTGTTGTTGTTAAAACGTATTCGCCGCCAGAAGTGCCTATTGTTAGCACTCGCGTAGCCGAAAGATAACGAATACTGTTTACCTGGTTTGATGCAATCGTGTAGATCAGAGCATCATTAGCACTGGTTCCGGTGTGAAAGTTTAAATAGTCGGCACTTTGTGAGAACCACAAGGTCTGTGGGTTGTTATTCGTTGCTGCAAACACAAGGCGCTGCTCAAAAAATGTAACAACGCTAGGATAGTTGTTGGCGCTGGTAAGGACTGGCGTATTGTTCTCGTTAATCGTAGGAGTGGCAAACGTCCAGGCATTGTGATCTGTGCGGGATAATGTGCGAACAGCATAGCTCGGGTGCGCAAAATACATAACATCCGCAGATTGGGCAAAGCGTAGATCAAAAATGTCAGCAGCAGCATACGGCGTTGTTTGTTGGTATATCTCGTCAGTAGCCCCGCCAGAAGTGTAGGTCGTGTAATTGGTTGAATCAATGTCATTGCCAAACAGATCTTGCAGCGAATAAGTGTTTGCTGTGCTGTTGGCAACAATGTAGTTGCGGCCGTTTAGCTCAGTCATGCCGCCTACGCTATCCAGGTAGATTTCATCACCGTTGCTGTAACCGTGGCTGTTACTCGTAATAACAACAGGGTCTGCCTTTGTTGCAGCCGTAATGCTCTTTGCCGATCCTGTCAAAACTTGCAATCCGTTTCGGAAAACCCGCATGTATTGATCGCCAAACTCTAATATATAAGTGTCAGAGGTTTTGAACTGGAAGGGGATTAGCCGTGTCTTGACGGAGCTATCCTTGACAGCACCCAAGTATTCTGTGCCTGGCCTGCGTGTCAAACCCCCGTGTGGCTGCACAATCATGTTGGTTAAGTCAGATAACCCAGAGCGATACTTTTCAATCTCAATACGGCCCTCAAGGCGCGGAGAGATCTCGCCAGATGTAAACGTGCTGATCGCTGGGGCGGAACGAGCCATTTAGAACCTCGCCTCAATAAAGTCACTAGCCTCAATGCGCTCTGGCGCGCCTTCTGTTGCGTCCTCGAAACGAGCATCCTTTAGCTTACGATCAAAGTCAGCCGCAGCAATTTGCCGAACAGTTGTTGATCCAGTAATCGCATAGGAAACTTCATAGGCCAAACGAGAGGCCAAAACCTCAATCAGTCCAGCATCGTATTGCTGTGGGTCTGTAATCCTGGCAACGTACTTAATCTTGGCTGTGCCTTCATCTGTCAAAAGTTTACGGCCTTCGATTATAAAAGGCGGTGTATCATTGTTGCTGCGCATGTTGTCAAAAGGATAAGTCATTGACCCATTGCTAAACTGTAGCACACGCAAGCAATATGGATCAGACGGTAACGCATACTGACGGGCATAGCCGTAAACAGGTGCGTCTGTTTCTTGCGCAAGCTCCGCTCTGCGTATCAGGCAATTCCAAGGGTGAGACCTAAACACGCTGTCCCGAACTGCCTCATAACGCTGATTAACAATCCTGGCTGGTTTACTGTTCTCACCAAGGGACGTAATGTTGGAAGCACCTAAAGAATTTAGTGCGTAATTGGCAATGTCTACAACGCTGGTCATCTGCTATCTCCATAAGGGAGAGGGGGCGACAAGCCGCCCCCGCTCTTATTAGTCTACCACATACTTGATAGTCACCTCAATAGTGCCAGTGCCAGCAGCACCGCCCATCGTGACTGTGATAACAACACCATCTTCATTAGTATCTGTCTCTGTACCTGAGCCTAAAGCTAAGGTCGCAAGGATGTCTACTTTCTGAGCAGATGTTGAAGCAGCAGCAGCTTTGTAAGCAGCCGCAGCGGCAGAAACAGCAGTGCCAGCAGCATTTGTATGCGCTGCATACCCCACTGACAATGTAGTTGATCCACCAAGAGCGTCATGCGCAAGAGAACCCTCAAGCAAACGCGCTCCGTCTGGTAGTGTGAACATCTCAATAACGTCACCAGACGCCAAGGAAGATGCTTCGTATGTGCCGTGAGCTACACGGATACGACCCGCAAGCTCATTAGCTTTGTTCATCACGGCTGGTGTTGCGCGTGAGTTAGTACGTTGTGTTGAATATACAGTAGCCATTTTTCAGTCTCCTTATTCGCTGCACGCGATTTCGACAACTTTGGCTTCTTCCATCCGTGTCGCGCCGACAGACTGACAATAGTAAACCTGAGTTGCGTATGACTTGTCTGCACGTTCATCAATCCGCGCAGCTGGCTCTTTACCAATTGCACACTTGATGCCATCGCTTGCAAACGCAATCACTTGACGATCAGAGTTACTATCCAAGCCCAAACGGTTTGAAACGATGAAGTTAAAGCCAACAAAGCTGTTAAGCTCACCCATTGCCAACGCTTTTACAGTGTTGAAATCTGTTGAAGTAACAGTTGTGTTATTCAATAGATCAGTGATTTGCTTAGGCGAACAAACAATGTGACGCTGGATCGACGGATCGACATTACCTTCGTCAAGTATTTGCTTTGCATCAAGCAATTTAGCAAGCGTCAGACCGGCAGATCCATGTGCAATCTTTTGGGTTGAAGGCAATGCCGTGGTTGTTGAGCCGTCTTTGCCTGTTGAGGCGCTGCCAAGAGCAGCAGAGATGATAACATCATCCATTGCGCGGCCCATAGCTGCGGCAGCAGCACGGCTATATGTTGAAGTCGGATCAACAAGCAACCGCACTTTGTCCTGATCGTCGATCAGATCGGCATACTCATAGTCAGACATAGTAACCATACGGCGTGAATGTGGTGTGTCCACAATCGGTGTATCCGCATGACGGGAAGTACGCAGGATAGCAGCTGCTGATCCCACTTGGTCGAAAAAGGCTTTCTCGCCGTTTACGCTTTCCACATCTACCGCATTGCGCAGCAGAGAACCCATTTGCTGTGACAGCATTTGGATGTTCGCAGAGAACTGTTGGACGAAAGCCGTAGTAATTTGAGTAGACATTTGGTCTCTCCTACAGATTAAGTTTATGTTTGCTACGCATGGTTATCTCCGAAGAGGCCTTGCTGCTGCTTAGGGCAGCTAGTCCACCTGACGCACAGGTTTGTCGGCG